ATGACAATAGCACGTTGAGCGTCAGCCGCCCCATCGAGGTCGTGGTGTTGAACTGCTGGGTGATAGCAACGAACGAGACGCTCCTGGCCTCGAAGATTTCGACCAGCTTGGCAAAATCGGTGAGCGAGCGGGTCAGCCGGTCAATCTTATACACCACGACAATGTCGATCGCGCCAGCCTGCAGGTCATTGAGCAGACGCTGCAGGGCCGGGCGGTCCAGACTGCCGCCGGAATAGGCCGGATCATCGTAACGGGCCGGCAGCATACACCAGCCTTCCGACGCCTGCGATTTGATGTAGGCCTCGCAGGCCTCGCGTTGAGCATCGAGTGAATTGAACTCGAGCTCGAGGCCGTGCTCGGTCGATTTGCGGGTATAGATGGCGCAGCGCCGGACAGTTGTGGATCTGCCGGTCATGGAGGCTGATCCTTCGGCGCCCGCAGGCCGAAGAATTTCGGGCCGCTCCAACGCGTGCGGGTGATCAGGCGTGCGATCTCGGACAGGCTCTCATAGGACTTGCCCTGATAAGCAAAGCCATCCTCGAGCACCGTGACCTGGTGACTTTGCCCGTTCCATTGCCGCACCAGCGTGGCGCCGGGCTTTATCCGTCTCGGCAGCACAATCCGCCCGTTGCTTTTGGCGAACTGTGCCATGAGCCCTTTGAGGAGCCGTGCCGTCGCCCGATCAAGCCCGCCATAGGCATCTTCCTGCATTTTGTAGGCGAGGCTTCGGCGCAGGAGATCGGGCCCGAAAGACTTGGGTGGATCGGTTTTGAGCTTCGCGCGCCAGAGCGCGCGAAGCTCGGCAATCGGCATGGATCGAAGCCGCTCGAGCTCGGCTTCTGCCGGCCTCCACCTCCTTCAGCATCAACGGGCTTGCCGGTGCGGCGTCGGACCGGCCTTGCCGCCTTTGCCAATGGCAATCCAATATCTTCGATTCCCATCCGACTTCTCCGACGAAAGCGGCAGACCCAGCTTCTTGCGCACAACGCCGGCGAAGAACCCGCGGACCGAATGCGGCTGCCAGCCGGTCGCCTTGATGACGTCGGTGATCGTCGCTCCTTCCGGTCGGCGCAACAGACCGATCACCGTTCCCCGTTTTGAGCCCGCTCGACCGGCATCCGAATTCCGATTAACTGTCGATGTCTTGCGCGGCGCTGGCTTGGACTTCTGTGGACGTTTGGCTTTGACCACGGTGATCTCCTCTCGGTGATGGGGGCACACAGTGTGCCGCCACCATCGCGACCCCGCGGAGGCCAAGCGGCGCTGGCGGGGTGACCGGAGTGGCCGATGCGCTTTCAGGCAGCTCGGCCAGTGTCGGCGATGGACGCTCATCTCCGCTCAAATTGCCAGTCCGCAGCAGGTGCTCCCCATCGGTCTTGCAGCTCAAAGCTGCACCCACGTTCCAGCGATCTGGTTTGCTTTAATGCGCCGAGGACACTTGCTGGAAGTAGCTGACAGAGGGCACGCAAGCGCTCTCGTGCGCCTTACGCCGCCACCGCGTAGGCTGGGGCACGGTAGGCAAGGGCGCGGAACGCAGCCGTAGCCGCATCGACCTGATCGTCATGCGCGCCATTGGGGAAGGCGCATAGTTCATCAATAAAAACTTGGTTCCACTGCCCTTCAACCAGTTTGACCATAGCCATTTCGCATTGCGCGGCGAACGGTGCAGCACGAGCTTCCTTCGACTTATGTTCCGGCTCAATGCTGACACGGCAGCCCGGCAGCTTGTTCGCAAGATAGCGTGCAACAAACTTGCCGACTCCCGGATCTTGCGGGATCCTGATCAGACATCGCGGGCCATCAAAGATGGACGCGGTGACGACCGTGCGCTCCAGGTCGGCGGGGCTCAGCCGTTTGCGGATCACGTCGATGACGTAAAGTGCGCGGGTCTGATGATCGATCCCCATCAGAACGCCGACGCTGTAGTCGGGGTCGCTTTTGCTATCCGCTGTCCAAGCCAGATCCCAAGCACGGACAAGCTGCAGTCGCTCTCTATCGACGAATCTGACGGGATTGGCGAACCATGCGCGCTTGAACAATCCGCCTTCACGCGCGGTCGGCCGCTGCTGCAATTGGCCGGCCGCCATGTGCGACGACATGTTTTCGTCCTTTGCCATGCGACGGAGTGCATCCGACGAAAAGCGTTCCGGCTACAATGGGTCATCCTCGTTACGCGGATCGATCCAGATCTTCCCGGTGGATTTCCGCATCACCACCGTGCGCATCGGAAATGGATGTTCGGCCTCGTATACTGCCGGCAGGCACAGGTGCGTCCAGCCCTGTTCAGTTGCCAGGATGTGGCCAGACAGATCGCGTTCATGCACACGCTGCATGATCACAATGAACACGCCACGATCCTGGTCGTTGAGGCGAGACGGCAGTGCCTCGTCCCAGAAGCGCAGTGTGGTCTCCCGCGCGAGATCGCTGGCGCCGCCGATGTCGCGGACATTGTGCGGATCATCGTAAATGATGATGTCGCCACCCTCGCCGGTGATCATACCTCCCTCGGAGGTCGCGATGCGATATCCGCCCGAAAGATTCTCGAACCTGGTCTTTTGATTCTGATCGGCTCGCATCTGGCAGCGATTCCCCCACAGCCGCTGATAGAGTGGTGAGACAATAATCTGCCGGCACTTGACGCCATCCCGGGTGGCGAGCTGACTGTCATACGACAGGTGCATCAGCTTGGCGCCGGGGCCACGCCAGCTGTTGCGCCTGAGCTGAAATGTGTACCTCGGATCCTTTTCCGGGTTTGGATCTTGGGCCCACAGCCAGGCGGGGAAAAACACGTTCGCGGCAAGTGATTTCATGTGCCGCGGCGGCATGTTGATCAACAGGCGATCGATCTGTTGATCGGCAGCAGCCTCCAGATGTTCGCAAATCGCCTCAATATGCCAATTCCGCTGAAACGCGCTGGGCTCGACGAAGCACCAGGAGGCGCCGATGAAATCGATCAGCGAGCGCTCATAGCGCAAGGCGTCGCATTCATCGCGTAATAGATCTGCCGGCGACCGAAGAGCCGCAACGCTTCCACTACTCATAAGGTCCCCGCTTACCCTCGCCTTAACCGCCGTCGCCACCCCGGCCTTTCCTGATGATCTCACAGGCGCGGGCGAAGTCATCAAGGTTGAGAGCGGTCATCCCGCCACCACCATCGACAACCTCGGCCAGCCGCGACAATTCGATCTTCTCGTCATCCGAAAGGAGTGCCGAATCAATGTTCTCGAAAAACTCGGCAGAAAGCCGTCTGTTGGCTGTGGGGAGTACCAACGCAGCAAGCCCCCGTGCGTCGGCGCCTTGGTCAGTCAACAAACCAGCCTTGTAAACCGCTCCAAACAACAAGCCAGCAGACCGAGCGTCGCCTTGGATAGCCTTTGTCGCGTGAATATGCATGGCGGCCTCAAGCATAGGCATCTTCCGGGTCCTTTTGCCCTCACGCACCGTAACCTTCTTGTTAACGATGCGCTTGACCATCGTGTTGACGTTAGCGCTTCCGACAGGACGCCCCTTCGGGTTGCCCGATTGGCCCGGTTGAAAACGGCTGTGGCGCGGGGGGCGACCGCGGCCCACCGTGTAGTCGGTACTCCCCGCATTGCCTTTGCCGGCGTCGATCCCTGCACTTTCGTCAGGCTGATCGTCAGTTTCGTCTTTCAGCTCGGATTTCCCCATCAGCGTTCCTCCCCAAGTAGCATCGGAGCCGGCTGATGAACGGTTCGTTCGGGGCCAAAACGCGCCTCCGCAACTTCCTCAAAACTCTGCCTGGTTGCCGCCAACGTCGCCACCTTGCCGGTGAACGATTGCCAACGCCGCACCGCCACATCAATGTAGACAGGATCAATTTCCGGGGCGGGCCTGGCGGCCTGTCCGTTCCGCGGCAATCAGAATTGTGCCACTGCCACAGAAGGGATCGAGGACAATACCGCCACGGTGCGAGCAATCCCTGATCGCATCCACTACCAGCGCCACCGGCTTCACGGTCGGGTGCATGGCAAGCTCTTCGAGCCGCCCGGTCCGCATGGTGTTGACGCCGGCATAACACCAGACGTTGCTTCGGCTGCGGCCGTGCTGGCCGAGCTCGAAGGTATTGATGTGCGGGGCAGTTCCAGATTTCCAGATGAAGACCAACTCATGCTGGCTGCGATAGAACGTGCCCAGGCCGGCATTCGTCTTGGTCCACACGCACACGTTTTTCAGTTCGCTGTAGACCTGCTTGCCGGCTGACATCATCTCCGAGATGTGCCGCCAATCCATGCAGACGTCGTGGATTGAGCCGTCAGTGCTATGGGCGTTAAGGTTCCGGAAGGCAGAAGCCAGAAAGCTGGTGAAGCTCTCTTCGCTCAGTTCTCCGCTCGCCATGGCGAACTCACGATGCTGGATCACCCCCTTTCCGCTGACATTGCGATCAATGCGCACGTTGAACGGAGGATCGGTGAAGACGAACTCGGCCTTCTCGCCGCCCAGCACCTTTTCATAGGCGCCGGCCTCGCGGGCATCGCCACAGAGCAGGCGGTGCCGACCCAGAATCCAGAGATCCCCCGGCTGGCTGACAATGTTGTCGGGCAGCGGCTGTGGCACCTCGTCTTCGGGACCTGTCGACTCACGCTGGGCCTCATCGGCATCCTCAAGCACCAGATCGATGTCGCCGCTCTCGAACCCGGTCACCTCCACTTCGAAGTCAAGATCGATGAGCCCCTGCAGTTCGATCGCCAGGATTTCGCGGTCCCAACCGGCCTTCTCCGCCAACCGATTGTCGGCAAGGACGTACGCCCGCTTTTCGGCGTCGGAGAGGTGCGCGAGGCGCAGACAGGGTATTGCGGCAAGACCCAAGAGCTTGGCCGCCGCAACGCGGCCGTGACCGGCGATGATCATGCCATCGTCGTCGATCAGCACCGGATTGGTGAAGCCAAACCGCTCAATGCTCTTAGCGATCTGTCGGATCTGCTTCCGGGAATGGTCCGAGCGTTGGCGGAGTAGGGCTTCAACCCGTTTACGGCGACGCATTCCATCTCGGGACTGAAATCCGGACGACTAACGCCGCTGTTCAAGGAGGGGTCGGATAGGCGGCGGTTAGGCAAAAGCGACATTATAGTGCCCTTGAGGATTGTGACCTTGGGGAAGGGGTATTGAATGGGCCGGTCTTCTAGCATTTTTACGCCCTAGTGAGCAACCCATCTGACAATATATTGTGGAGTTATTTCTGATTAACACTATAAGTGCGCGTTTTTCGCCGAGGGAACTTGCTAAGCCGGCCTCCCAGTGCCTAAAATAAAGTATCCAGGAGAACATATTTATGTCCGAGATGCCCGAACATGCGGCCACCCATGCGCCAGGGCTCGAAGCGATTCTGGCGCGAATTGATCGTCGCCTTCAGCGCCAAAATCTCAGCGCTCGGGCTGCCTGTTTGCGGGCCGGCTTGTCAGCCGGGCAGATCAAGACAATGCGGCAACAGCATCGATCAGGCCGCCAACATGGAGTATCGAGCCGAACGATCGCGCAGCTGGCGGCGGCTCTGGGTACGACACCGGAATGGCTGACCTCCGGAATTGGTCCCGAAGATGCCACGCCCGCGGCTCGCCGGCAGAGCGGATTGCCGCTCGCTGGTATCATCGCCGCAGGAATCTGGACCGAAGCGGCACCCACCGAGCAGGAGCAGCAGCAGGAATCACTGGTCCCCGCAGACCCACGCTATTCTCGAAACTACCAATTTGCATATGAGGTTCGCGGGAGCTCCGTTGATCGGATTGCGCGTCCTGGCGATTTTCTCATTGTTGTTGATCGGACCGCTGCAGACTTGGCGCTGCGTCCAGGCGACATAGTCGTCGTGACGCGCAACAAAAATGGAATGCGAGAGATGACAGCCCGACGATTGCAAGCGAGCACGCCCAACTGCGAGCTGCAGTTCGAATCGAATGATCCGCGCTACGCCGGACCATCGCTCCAGCTGCGCTCGGAGCAAGGAGCCGCAGGCGACATCCACATTGGTGGCATCGCGATCGGCGTCTATCGTCCGTTGACCTAACCTATGTCGATCTGACGAGAGCGTTGTAAGCGACCGTCGGCGTTTCTTCGACGCCCTTTGAATCCGAGCAAACCTCCACCGGCGCAGACCACATCCAGCTCCTGCCTTTTCGACCCGTCAAAATTTCTGCTGGAGTCGCAAAGGCCGTCCCGAGAACGGAGGTCCGTTAAGCCGATTTCTCGAGACTCAGCCGAAGCGTTCACTGCACTCCCCATAGCTTCGCGGTGAGTTGATATTGTGATTCCCTGTTTTCCCTTTCAAATTTCCCTGTTCGGTTGCGTAGGGAAACTACGACGAATGCCTTGAGAGCAGTGACATTTTCCTCCTGCAGCGACAGCGTCGAGGTCGAATTTCGACGAACTTCCCTGTATTTTTCCCTGTTACCAGGGAAATAGCAGTGGAGACGGGTTAGCGCGCGACTGCGGCGCCAGCCAGCCAGTGCGGTCTCTCGACGCGCCCTCCAAGCTATCGTGAAAGACGCGCCATTCCGGGCCATTTTAGCCGTGGGGCTTCGTCTCCGCGCACCCGTTTCCAAGAAATAGTCGGC